CACCAGATGCAGCAGTGTATACATCAGGCTGTGCTACATTAGATACAGTAAAACCAGATGGAGAACCAACTCCACCACCAGCTGATGGATCTGCATAGCTTTGTGAATTAGATATATCAGCAACAAGAGATGTTAATGATGTACCTCTGAGATCACCATGAAATGTCGGTGCTGTTACACCTTCACTAAAGTGTGCTCCTTGACCATGATGTCTTACTTCTACACCACCGAATGTACCAGTATCAGCCCATATATATGCTTCAAGTGCTTGTATGTTCATCTTAGGTGATGATTGTATTATTCTTGTCTCTGCAGTAAGTTCCATCTTAGATGAACCAGCGATAATGATATCACCTTCTGTAGCTTGCTTATTAGTACCTCTAATAGCCGTAGTAACATTACCAAGATGTGTACTTACTGATTCTCCAGCAACTACTTTACTATCATTACCAGATACATTAGAGCCTTTATTACCAAATACCTTTGATCTGCTATTGCCCTCAATGTTTTCTTTCTTATCACCTTTAGTGTTAACTTCGTAGTTATCACAATTGACTTTAAAATCACCCTTAACATTAATAGTAAGATCACCTTCATATGTAAGTTGACCATTACCTTCTACTATAACAGTCTGATCACCGTGAGTAACTTCTACTTTGTTATCTGTTGCTAGTACAACTACAGTACCATCTGGTCTTAATTCTATACCAGAGCCACTATTATGTTTAATAAGAATACGTTCGCCACCTGGTGTATCATTAAACTCAAATACGTGACCAGAAACTGTTTCTTTTACATCAGCATATGGGTATTGTGTAGATGTAAGCGGCGGCATATTCACATCAGCACCTAATGGTAGTTGATGTGTTTTACCTGATCTAACAGATTCGTTTATACTAGATAAGTTTTCATATTCTTTTCTTGGAAACTCTTTATTAGGATCAGAAAAGCCATTAACAGTAGTACCTTGAGTATCTACAAACCCACTACCGAACCTTTGTACTCTATCTTTTAAATCATCTCTTTCGGTTGTCATACTATTATTCCTGCATTAATCTGTTCTGTTGTAAGAGGACCAGATGCCTTAGCATCTACTATCATATTTGTTTTATTAAAGTTAGCACTTACATATTCTGGTACATCAAACCCAGGATCCACTTTACCTTTATCTGATGTATCGTTATGACCTAGTGCTTGTCCAGAAGGCCATACCTCATAGAATGCTCCTACAAACTTCTTAAAAGAATCCATCTGTACGGCTGTTAAACTATCTGCACTAATGTATCTATTAGGGTTAGGAGTACCTGTTGGACAGTTATAACCACCAGCCATAGAAACACCTATAGACTTATCATTATGACCATATGCGGCTGAGTGAGCACCTTTTCTATCAATAGGTCTACCTCTTTGTATTCTTCCGTCACGTCTAATTATATAGTGATAACCACAGCCAGACCATCCATTAGCCAAATGCCATGCGTGTACTTCTGGTGATCCTATGTCTTGATTAGTATATGAACCAGTCCAGTGTGCTATAAACTCAGTGATTTCTCTATTACTATTTCTAAACTCAGCAACCAATTCTTCTTTTGAATCTACATATGTGAATAGATCAGATGATATAGGTGTATCTTTACCTTTCCAACTATTATTGTTTGAGCCAATAACGTATGAATTACCTGTCTTTTTACCTATTGATTTATCATCATTAAATTCAACAGTATCATTTGGGTTGATAAGGATCTGATTTACCTTTTCTTCAATGTCTGCATACTCTTTTGACGACTGACTTGCTATTAGTTTGGTTGCTTCTTCCCTATCGTCAGTCTCAATAAGATTAACAACTTCCTCTTTATCTACATTTGTACCATTGATTAAATCATCTAATACTATATCAGTATTGGTATCAAGTTTACGTGTTACATTAGATAGTAGTGTACCACCTGTGAAACCAAGTATGTTTGAAAAGTTACTCTTATATGCAGCAATAGATTCACTGAGACCAGTAGCTGAACCAATCTTTTCTTCTATTGTCTTTTCTATTGTAGATACACTCTGCTTACCATTTGGTGCAGCAATACTTGATAGTATAGCATCTGGTACTTTTTCATTAGTTACATTCTTTAATGCTCTTGATATAGCTTCAGGAGAACCAGTGCTGATTATAAGTTTTAACTCACCATTTGCAAGTGTTTCACCAATAGCACTATTGATCTCTGATATTCTTGCACTTGATAGATTACCAATCAGTTTGTCTTCTAATCCTGGCACCTTACCAGTGATTTCTACTATAGAATCAACGGCTGCTACAGCTTGTGATAAAGGATGATCACTACCACTTAATGGTACAATACCAGATACGGCAACACCAACATCTTTAAGACCAGTCTCTAGTTGACAAGATGTCTGTCCTACTACTTGTGTTTTTTTATCTAAAACTTGATCTAAGTTAGAGTTACTGTTTAAAGTATTCAGCTGGCTATTTAAAACATTAATATTAATTGCCATTATAATTCTCCAAAACTCTTTTAGCGTTATCTATTCTTGCTGGCTTATCTGCTCTAGCCGCATCAGGTCTCTCATACTTATCACAAAAATATTCAGTTGCTACTTTAATATTAGTTAATGTCTTAAACTTAGCATATCCTAAGTATCTATTTTTAGTAAAGTCATGTATAAAGAAAGCTAATTGTGTTCCTAAGTCTTCTATATCAAGAAACCTTTCATCAGCAAACTGTTCTAACTCTTGTTTACGACCAGCTGCTGGATTCCATTGAGCTATACCATATGATTCTTCCCCAGGCACTTCGGATATTCTCTTTGGATTCATACCTGATTCGTGTATAAAGTTACCTATGATAGCTGCTGCTTGTATAGGACTAAAGCTATGAGAGATAAGAAAGTTAAATGCTTTCTCCGCATTACTCTCACCTACTAGTGCTATAGTGGATATAGTATCTTTTATATCTCTATTTGATTCTGTTCTTACTGTAGAATCATTTTCAAATCCATTATTTGTTCTTTCACCTGACTCAAATCTAGGAGTTGAACCAAGAACAAGAGGTACTTGAGACTGAATACCATCCATGAATACACCAAATACTTGTGCCCCCGGCTTAATACCAAGTGATCTACCTAGACCAGATACACCATCCTCTGTAGTAGGTGTTACAACTTGAGCCCAAGGAAGTGATCTTTCTGGTACTTCATTCACATCACCATTATGAATACCATAAATTCTTACTTTAATTCTACCCGCTCTAAGAGGATCTTGTATATTAACAACAACACCAAGAAACCACCTTTGAATATCACCATAGTATGCTGACTGAATTGTTGATAAACTCATAACTTACTTACTCCTAAGGTAACAGTATGTTTCTCATCAAAGAACTGGTGATCTAAAGATGAAATTATAAAGTTACCAGACTTCTTTTCATCTACGACATATTTATCATCAAAGAACTGAACAACTTCTATAGCTATAATAGACCCTGGTCCAACACTCTTAGATGCCATAAACGGTAATCCATTTACTTTAATAACAGTACTATTGATATTCAGTGCATTGAGAATGCCGTTTCTTAAAATTTTACTCTTTAGTTTATCTGTATCTTTATTATAACCATATCCATTGGCATCTTCCATAGTAGGTGAAACAACACTAAATATAAAGTTTGATTCAAAATCAGATATTTTCTTATCATCTATCTTATATTTGGTATCATATAACTTAGTATCAGGAAGGGCATCTTCTATCTTAAACTGTTTGTTATTATTACTTGTTCCGTAAACAGTATCTAATACTTCATACCTAGCTCCAACAGCACCACTTATGACTGATGTTAATGTACTCGAATTATCATTGTATTCTATCTGTTCTATAGTAAATAGCTTTTTAATAGTATCGTCAGTATTTGCTATGGCACCAGAAAACACAAATGGATTATTAAATGCTGGTTGTTTATCTATTATGCTTTCAAGTGAAGCTACTTTGATATCATCTGAATGAACTGTACCGAATAAAAAGAAAGGATATCCACTACCTTCTGTAGTACACATATTACGAATCCATTGAATGGTTTCTATAGGTGTAAGATAAGGTGATATAATACTCATATTCTCTTGAGCAGGCTCTGAGCCTTTTAGTAATGTTTTATCTAAAGAAACATCAAGACTACCAGTAAGAATTTTACCTATTATCTGAAGTGGTGTTCCCTCGTAAGCCTTACTTAATACTTGAAGATTACTTTTAAATACTGGTTTACTCATAAGACTAAAGACATATGATATAGTCTCGTCGTTTACAACTTCTTTTTTATCAACCTTAACCATAACAAATGATTTAGTAATGGTTGTTCCAGTAGCATCTGATATTACTTCAATATCTAATGTCTCAGTACCAGAGAAGTTTATTCGATCAAATAGATTTAAGTTATCAACTATAAGGATTTTACCAGAGATACCAATGCTTGTTATGTTCTCGTATAGTTGTAGTTCAGCAATAGCACCAGATACATCTACTTTAAGACCTGTTGTTTCATTCACTACAAGAGCAGTTTGATACCTATACTGTGAGGCAACTATATCAGACATAATCTAAGCCTTTAACTCTTTATTGAATTGTCCAACTACTTGTTCTATTATCTTAGGATTAATAATACTTATCTGAGATAGATCATCATTAAAGTTAATAAGTCTTTCAGCATATGTAATAGGTACTAATCCAGATATATTAGGGTTAAGAGGATCAATATCAACATGTTCATTATCTGAATTCTCATAGTGATGTATTGAATCATACTGCGCTACTTCACTAGTAATAAGACAAGTTTGTGTATCACCGCCTGTACCAACACTTAATGTTTCACCATCATTAAAATTGCCATTAGCATTTACAATAATAATACCAAGATCAAGCTTTACTTCTACAACAGGACCAGTTGAACCAGACTGTGAACCAGTTACAACTTGACCTTTCTTAAAGTTAGTATCGCTTATATTAGTTGCTGTAGTAATAGCTCTATGTGGATAATTCTTTTGAGCCGCTTCATATATACGTGATCTATCTAAAGGCCAACCGCTTTCTCTTAATTTCTCATTAGCCATAAAGAATGTCCAATAGTAATCAGTAGTACCATAAAGTCTAAATGATAAGGTATCTGCTCTTTCACCTGGTTGTATCGTATATTTCTCATAAACTGTTACATCATCTCTAAACTGATCAATTAGATTTACATAAGTGTTTAGTTGTTGAAATCTAACAAATGGTTCAGCATCTCCAAAATTATATAATGTTTGTGGAAAATTTTTAAAATACATTAGTAATCACCCTTAATGTCTTCACGGTTAAGTGGTCTTGTTTCAGTAAATGATAAGGTAACTTCTACATCAGTAAAGCCACCATCTTTATAGAATCCTTGTCCAGCATTATTATATGTAGTAGTAACATTAGTTAGATATGATGGTAGTATTTTTGTAAATACATCTTTATCTCTATATAACATCTTTATCTCAAACGGATCTGGAAACTTATAACCTATAGCAACTTGATCAAAGCCTATCTCCTCTGGATACATAGCTGTTCTAAATTTCTTAATAATACTTTTAATCCTAGCAACTTCTTTAGGATTATTAGGGATAAGTTTAAATGAAAAAGCAAAGTTTCTCATAGGAACACTATTAAACATTGTTCTACTATTAGGGTTTAATGATACACGTGTAGCAGATGATACCGCATTAGCCGCTGTAGTATTTACTTTACTAGCAACTTTAAGTGCAGCTAAACTACCAGCACTACTATTAACATTTTCTACAAGACCATCTATAAGACCAGATGTTGTTTGTTGTACAGCACTAACGGCTGCTTGAGCCAAGTTTTTACCACTATTAAGTGAATTAACAATTCCAGCACCAATAGCACCAAGTTCTACATTCTGATATGCAACACCATCATTAAAAGGAATACTTTGTGGCATATATAATGATACTGACCATGGACCATTTGCTTCTAATGGTTTTCTTTTAATAGTTTTAATAAGTGTTTTTTCTTCTGTATTAGATAAATTATTTATAGGAGAACCTAGACTATCTCTTTCTGTAGAGACACCTTCCGTATTCATTTCAGATAAATCAATTTCTCTTACAAAGTTTTCTAACTTTTCAGCAGTCAGAGGTGCTATCTCAATCTGACGGAATATAATCTCAGCTGGATACTCATTTGTATCATCGATTGGAAAACTGTACTCTGCATGTTCCATGTTTTAAACCTTAATATATAGAAGTAATTAGTATTATTTATAAGGTAAATTATGGCTCATAGTGGTAAATTTAAACCAAAGAACATTGAAAAATACAAGGGTGACTTTACTAAGATAACATATAGATCAAGTTGGGAGCTAAAATGTTTTAATTGGTGCGACCAAAACTCTGCTGTTAAGTATTGGTCAAGTGAGGAAGTTGTAATACCATATCTTTATGCTGTAGATAAAAAGTATCATAGATATTTTATGGATCTGAAGATCACATGGAAAGACGGATCTGTTGATCTTATAGAGATTAAACCAGATAAAGAAACAAGACCACCAGACTATCCTGGCAAGAAAACAAAGAGATATATCAACGAAAGTCTGTCTTACATTAAGAATGAGAACAAATGGGAAGCAGCCAGAGTATATGCTAAAGATAGAAATTGGGGTTTTCAGATATGGACAGAGAATACTTTAATTAAGATGGGTATTATGCCTAAACCAATTAAGAGATTGAAAGCACTTAAACCTTTAAAACCTTTCAAGGCGAAGAAAAAAACTACTAAAAAATAGTATAAATAACATCATGAGCAAGAATTTATTTAATAGAATATCCGCAGAAGCACTCAGGGCTGGTATCACACCAAGGACTGACCAATCACGTGAATGGTTCCGTAAGCGTGCGCAATCAATGCGCAGAATCAATCGTGAGGGTTTAATGCGTGCGGAGTCTCTACAACTATCTAAAACTAGTGTAGTAGGTAATATGTACATGTTCTTTTATGATCCAAAGCATAAAGATACATTACCATACTATGACCAGTTTCCTCTTATCTTTGTTATAGGAGATGCTAAAGGTGGTTTTATGGGATTAAACTTACATTACTTGCCACCAATTCTAAGGGCTAAACTACTAGATGGTTTAATTGATCTAAAGAATAATGATAAGTATAATGAAACAACAAGACTAAAACTTAGTTATGAGTTACTCAATGGCTCATCTAAGTTTAAAGAATTTAAACCTACAATAAAACACTATCTTACAGCACACGTTAAAAGTAGATTAGCATTAGTACCACCATCAGAATGGGAAATCGCTACATTCTTACCTATGGCTCAATGGAAAGGTGCTTCTTCCAACCAAGTGTATAAACAGTCAAGGAAAATGATATGAGCTTTAGCGTTGATCAGATGAAATCTCTTATAGGCAAAAAGGGTGGTCTTGCAATGGCTAACCTATGGAAAGTACAATTGCCAAACTTAGGTGTAGAAGCATCATATGATCTAAACTTACTTTGTAAAGATGTACAATTGCCTGGTCGTCAGATACTTACTCAAGAGCGTATCATTGGTATGAAGCAGAAAAAAGTTGCTTATGGTTATGCTGAAGAGGATGTTTCTATGACATTCTATGTAATGAATGATTACGGCATTAAAGAATACTTTGATGAGTGGCAATCTAGGATCATTGACTTTCAAACAAAAGAATTAAAATACAAAGATGATTATGTCTTTGATATAGAAATTACTCAATTACAGAAGAAAAAACGTAACGGTCTTACTGTTAATTTTGAGATAGACTTTACTGCAAATAACTTAGCTGATCTATTTGATTTCAGCATTACAAGTGATATTGAAGTATATAAATGTAAATTGATTAGAGCATTTCCAACTACGATTAATGCTCTTCAACTAAATAGTGAGCAAAATGGTTTGCTTGAATTAAACGTCCAGTTCAGCTATGATGACTGGGTATCTTAACATGGAGTTATTATGGCTTTACCAAAACTAAACGACCAACCAAAATATGAATTGATCATACCTTCTACAAAGCAAAAGATTAGATTTAGACCATTTCTAGTTAAGGAGGAAAAAGTTCTTTTACTTGCTATGGAATCAAAAGATGAGACACAGATTTTATCATCTATCATTGATACTATTCAAGCTTGTTCTGAGGATGAATTAAACACATCTAAACTAACAACATTTGATATTGAATTTATGTTTACACAACTAAGATCAAGATCAGTTGGAGAAAATGTTAAACTATCATTAGCTTGTGGCGAATGTGAAGAACCTAATGAAGTATCAGTACCTATTGATAATATTAATGTACAAGGTAATATGAATTCAGAAGGATCTGTAATTGAATTAAATTCTGATATATCATTAGAGCTACAATGGCCTACTTATAATAATGTAGTAAATGAATCAAAGGCTTTATCTGGTAAATCAAGCTCTGAGTCTACATTTGATATGATTAAGATGTGTATTAAGACTGTGATTACTGAAGAAGAAAGAATTGACTTTGCGGGTGAAAGTAAAGTTGATCAAGATAACTTTATTAACTCTATGAATACTAATGATCTTAATGGTATTAAAGATTTTATGGAAGATATGCCAACACTTAAACACGATGTTAAATTTGTTTGTCATAGTTGTAATAAAGATAATGAAATAACACTAAGTGGTATGCAAGATTTTTTCTAGTATGTCTGTCTCATAATAGTATAATTAATTACTATAGAAATAACTTTGCTTTAATGCAACACCATAACTATAGTTTGAATGAGATAGACAGTTTAATACCATGGGAAAAAGAAGTTTATATAACAATGCTTGAAACGCATTTGAAAGAACAAGAAGAAGAAACCAAAAGGCAGAACAATGGCAACTAATCTCGAAGATGTAGTAAAGCAATTACATAAGAACAATACAGAGACTGCTAATCTCAATAGGAACTTTAAACAATGGTTCTTAGCTCAAGAGCGTGCACGATTAGATGCCCTTGAGAAAGAACGAGAAAGCAAGTCCGATAAAAGTGATAAGCCAGTACAAGCTACTAAAGTTGGTAATGATAAAGATGGTCTTAATAATCTAGGTCTATTTGGTTTAGCTGGTCTAGCTGGAAAGCTAGGAACATTTCTTGCTGGTATTGGTGCACTAGGTTTAGCTATGGCGGGATTACGTGGTTGGGAATTACCTCTTATCAAGAAGCTTAACAGTCTTACTGGATTTACAGCAAAGATTGGTGATATAATTGAAGAAACAAAGGGTAAGTTTAAAACTAACTTTAAGACATTAGTACCAAGGCTTGGTATACAAATTAGGTCTATGCTTCGTCCTTTAACTGCAGCATCTACAGCATTAGGTGCATACTTCTTAGGACCAGGTGCAAAGATAGGTGGATTTATAGGTAAGTTTTTTGGTGGTGCAGCACGTGGTGTTGTTGGAGCTGCAGCCCCTCTTTTAAAACTTATGGGTAAGATACTATATCCTATAGGTATTCTAATGTCTGTATATGATGGCTTTTCGGCATTCGGTAAATCAGATGAAGAAACATTCTTAGGAAAATTTGGCGATGGCTTTTCAGCATTTGTCGGTTCATTTATTGGCGCACCTTTGGATCTAATTAAAAATGGATTGGTCTGGGGTGTTGGAAAAATGTTTGGTCTAAGCCCTGGTGCAAATGGTAGGTATAATTCAAATTCTGGTTTAGGTAGATTTTTAAATGCCGCTAAAGGTATGAGCTTTGAAGAAACTATTAAAGGTATTGTTAAAGCACCGTTTGATCTTTTCACAAATGCCGGATTATATATTGATGAGTTAGCAAGAAAACAAGAAGAAGGCGGCGATAAGGCAGTATTTAAGAAATTATGGGAAGATACAAAGAAAAGTGTATATGGTACTATTCCTGCTGCCGAGTGGTTATTTGATCTAATAATTGGTAATGCAGCAAAGACTTTAGCTGAAGTCGCAACCGGTAAAGAACTTTCTGATGAAGAGTTTACAATAAATCCAATAACATCTATTAGAAATTTTATTAAGAAAATTAATGGTCAATTAGAGATACAACAAGAAGATAAAGATGGTGCAGTAAGAGAAGTTTCTAAGTTTAAGATGTTTTGGAAAAATGCTGGTGATAATGCAATGAAAGATTTAAATGGATCTTGGTTAAATATTCAACTACAGTTCCAAAGATTGACAACATTTCTATCTGAGATGCCACAGAAATTAATGATTATTACTGTTAAGAAACTTAATAGTAAACTACCAGAATTCTTAAAAATGGATACACTTGAAAATACCCTTACAAAAGAACTTGAATCTATGCAGTTAAGAAATATTGAAAGACAGAATAGTGTTCTTTTAAAACAATTACAAAGCGGTAATATATCTACTGGCCAATATTTACAAGAGTCAGCTGCTTTACTTAGGAATGCCGATAGAGGTGGTAGAGGTCAATTATTATATCAAGATAATACTCAGAATAATCCAATAAATAATGTGGCGATTAACACTATCCCTGGTCCTTTGAGATTATCAGCATCTGGTAATGATAATACCTTTGGGGCTACTGCTAATACAGGTAAAAAAGGACCAGCTGGTATCTAAAAAAAAGGGCGGAGAATAAACCCCGCCCCTTTAAGATATTTAATTAATATTAATCTTCGGCTGCAAGACGGGCAAAGTATGACATAGTGTCATCAGTACCTGTACTCTCCATAGCCTCTGCCGTTACTGGCTCCACAGCTGCCGCAAAGGCAGGTGCTTCAGAAGCAACCGGAGAAGGTGCTGCAGAAATTGTTTCTAACTCTTCACGAGCTTGAGTTGTCATAGTGCTAGTACCTAACACTTTATTTAACTTAGCCTTTAACTCATCATATGATTTATAGTTCTTAGGATCAGAGAATTCTGTTAGATCATGTAACTTGCCATAAATCTCTTCCAATTCACTTTCATCTGAAGACAAAGCACTTGCTGATGCAAACTCAGACTTGTCATAGTTTCGGTAACCTTCTACTTGACGTATCTTTAATTTAAAGTGTGCACCTTCCCAAAAATCAAATGGGTTGATAGGTGATTCATCTGCAAACTGTGGTTGCATAACATCCATGATTTTATCAAAGATTTTCTTACCGAACTGATACAACACAATCTTACCTTCATTAGCAGGATTAGCTGGATCAGAAACAACCATTGCATTAACTACATAGTGTAGTCGCCGCTTTTGTTTACGAACTATTTCTTTATTCGAGTCAATACCCGAGTTCCAGAGTTCTGAGTTATGCTCAGACACTGGGTCTTGCTGACCAATTGAAGTCAATGATTTTTCTATGTACCATTGACCTGTTGGTCCTTTGAATCCATGATCCCAATAACGGACCCATGGTAATTCAGAACCTTCGGTTGCTGGAAGAAAGCGAAGTACAGCATAGCCATTACCTGCTTTATCCACCGTTGGTTTCCAAACACGATCATCACCATAATTTTTCTTACCACCGCCACCGGCGCCAGCGGCATCTGCGGCTGAGATAAGTTTTGAGATTTGATCACGATTACGTTTTAGGTTTGCAAAAGACATTTATATTTTTCCTTATGTTTTATATTGCTGAAGTATTACTGTAATATCATACTATATTTTCGGCTCAATGTAAACCCTTTATTCTTCAAAAGGTAAACTATTTTGCCTAGGGAGATAGTTCAAATTCATAGCCTCTCCCTCTAGTTTCTCAACGATAACACCGTTGAGAAATTTCTTTACATCTTCGGGCTCAATGTTTGTTTCTTCACAGACATCTATCACTGCATCCATATAGGATAACTTTTTGCCAAATACGGTAGTTTCTACCATACGAGAGAATTTACTTTTATTCAAGAAAACTGCTTCACTCATTTATCCATAGCCCTTAATATAATTGTTTCTTTATTTAGTCTTCCATTAGGCACCTCTGTTTTGGTAGTTAGAGTTCCCCACATCTTATTAATCTGATTAGGTGTTTTACCTAAAGCAACTGGGAGGACTTCAGAAGGTTTTCTGATCTTCGTCATCCTTGATTCATCAAGATCAAATCCCTTTAAGGAAGTTCCCTTGACTTCAAACCCAGTTGCTTTACGGCTTACATATTCGGTCAGCTGTTTATATTTAGTGTTAAAGGTATACAATCTCATAGCACCAACAACCATCATTGGATGTATTGACTTGATCTTATATTCTTTAGACTCCAACAAGAACTGCATCTTAGCTACTTGTTTATCTGCACTCTTAACTCTAGGTTTACGAGGTGCACGTGTAGCTTTTTTGCTCATGATGTACTTTTGCGCATCATCTATAATATGCTGAACGAATTCCAGATATTTCTTTCTAGCACGTGTTGGTACATTTTCATAACCCTCAATCAGATCAGGGGTCTTTTTTGTAACCAACTCATTGAGTTCATCACGCAATGGTGTGTAGTAAGAAACAACTGCACTAGCTGTCGACTGAGGATAAGCATCTTTAGTCAGTTCATCATATATAGAATACTTCATCTGAACTTCATGTTTATCGTCAAAGTATGCATCAAGAATATTCTCAATGCCGCCAATAAACTCAGATGTTTTTTCTTTTATGATCTCAGCTGGTGTTTTGCGAGGCTTAATTGCTACAGCAACATTCTCTTCCTTAGCCGTTAAGGCTTTATTACCTAATACAGTAATATATTCAAAGAATGTTTCCAGTGCTGCTTTTGCATTCCAATTGGGAGGGAAATCATGCCCTTTTTGCTCCCACAAAATAGTAGAAGCAATAAAGTGCTTGGGTGTAAAAGCATATTCTGGTGCAGCAAGATAGACCCGCTGGGTAGGCTTATCAAACGTAGCACGAATATAAGTTTTGATAAGAGATGCAATATCTTTCTTATCTACTTCCATTCGAATGTATTCATTAAAGTTACGAAAGTTATTCTCAGGTGCAGCACCAAAACCAGTTTTCTTACGTGCTCTTGGTAGCGCCTTAGTCTTTTTCTTAACAGCCATAATATATCTCCGTTTGATTATATAACTATTATAACACATATAAAAACAAATGTAAAGTGTTTTCTTTACTTTTTTTAATTTATTTTTTATATGGGTGTAAAACTATTTCACCATTTTCGTCCCAGTTATGTTTAACAAAGCCTTGTTCACAGAGGTACTCAATTGTATCACTAACAATTTCATCACGTGATTTTGAAAAGTAATTCTTATGAATATAAAATCCGCATGCAGCAGAACCTATGCCGTATAGTAGTGCCAAAATATTCTCATCAATATACAATGCAAGTACCTCCATTTAAATTATTATTTAGCTACAAGAAAAGGATACAACCTTATCTAATCTAAAAGACCTCCAGCCTTCGGCTTTAATATCATACACAGGAAGAACCTCTTCGTTAATATTACGAACTTTCTTTTGTGTAATAGGGTCGCTTTTGGTAGCAGCAGGAACAATATCAGAACGTAGAGTACACATCATATCACGTTCATCACCATTCACTTTCTTAAAAATAACACGACACGTGTTAGTCTCAAGTTGTTCAATCATTTCACTTCTAGTTATCATATAATATTCCTTATTTTAAGTGGTATGTGCCTTGAGGTAATTCCCAGGCTTTCATAAGTTTGCGGTACATCTCCGCAGTCATTCCGATTACATTAAAGTTGTTTGTATCTTCCTCCCATTGTCTAATAAAAGCATCACCATTCTCAGTAAAGTGTACAGTAACATCCTCAAACTCTTCAGTGTTATCAAGAATTGTTACGACAGTTTCATTATACTGGTGATCATGTTCAATTGTAAACATTAGCTTCCCATCTTTGATACTTCTATTGCTTGATCCTTATTAAGAATAGGAACAGCATTAGATTTGTGCATAGTAGCAATACCTTTAATAAGAGTACCGGTATATTTGTTACCTTCTCTTTTAGCACCATTACCAGCAACCTTATCAGAAGTCATTCTAGGACCTGTATTATAATCAGGTATCTCAGTACGATACTCCGTCTTAGGTTTATCTTTGATACCCATAGACTTTAAGAAAGCTTCGTGTTTTTCTTGAGCTTTCTTCCAGCCTGGGGCTTTCTTTCTTTTAGATTTACCATGGACTTGAACGCCCTGTATCATGTGCATACTCATTCTGTATATCTCCTATCAACAGCAGAAGCATCCCATACATATGGCAGCTTCTTATACTT